ATCTAGAAAACGTCGAGGTAGAGAGACAGAATTGATCTTTGCAGAGTATCTGAAAAGACAAGGTTGGATTTATGCAGAAGCAACGAGCTCATCTGCTGCAGGAACTGACATAAAAGGTGTTATCGGCGTTGATTGGGAACTCAAAGCAAGAGCAGACTTTGATCCTAAATCAGCTATGAAACAACAAGCAAAAAGAATAAAAGAAGGCGTTATCCCCATCGCTGTGTTAAGACAGAATGGACAAGGTGAAGCCGATATTGAGAATTGGCCAGCGTGTGTTCCAGTAAGCATAATGATTCAATTACTCAAAGAGGCAGGTTATTTGTGACGATAAGAGATTTAGAATTTCATAGAGAGAATGTTCCATGGATGTCTCAAGGACATTGTACAGATCCATCAATCGATCCTGATTGGTTTTTTCCTGATAGTGAGCATGAAAACAACATAGAACAAAAGATGGCTCTAGAGATGTGTAAGAATTGTCCAGTTAAGTTGAACTGCTTAGGCTATGCACTCAACAATTGGCCAGTGTACGGAATATGGGGCGGCATGAGAAATAAACAACTGAAAGATCTAGCGAGACAGATAAAGGAGCAGCAATGAGTGCAGCAATAACAATTAAAGGTCGTATCGGCAAAGACATGGACATAAAGTTCACACAAGCAGGTAAAGCTTATGTTCCATTCAGTGTCGTGTCCAATACACGCAAGAAAGTTAATGATGAATGGGTAGATGCTGATACAAGTTGGTGGGAATGCAAAGCCTTTGGAGGTTATGCCGAGGCTCTTGTAGATAACATCAAACGAGGCGATCTGGTGACTATTACAGGCACGATTAAGCAAACGACATGGATTGACAAAGACGGAAATAAGCGCTCGTCATACGAGGTCCTGGTCGATACAATTGCAAAACAGATTGTAGTTCAGAAGTATCATGGAACACCAAGAACAAAAAATGCAGATCCTGTAGCATGGGATCCTACCGAAGCGGTGTTCTAATGTCAGTTAAAGCCATGACCTATGTATGGGAAAACTCTCCTTACAATGGCAATGCTTTAATTGTCCATTTAGCGTTGGCAGATCATTGTGATGACCAAGGTATTTGTTGGCCAAGTCAGCAATACTTAGCAGACAAGTGTAAAATCAGTGTTAGGCAAATACGTAGAATTATCCACCAGATGATTTTAGATAACTATTTGTTTATAGAACAACACTCCAGAGCAGGTATTTCTAATAATCGTTACAGATTGTTATACAAAAAGCCGCAGGTCACTGATGTCCTGTCCACACAAAATGACGACCCTGAATGTCCTGCGCCTGAGGTCACAGCTGTGGCCAGCGGTAGAGGTCAAGCTGGTGGCCACCCTAATCATCATATAACCATCAATAACCATCAGAGAAAAGGTCCACCAGAAGAAGTTAAATTGTTATTAGAAAGGCTAAGAAAGAAAAATGGATAAATGCCTTAGTTGTCGTGGGGTAAGCGAGAAAGGTGCTTGTCCACATTGCAGAAGAAGATTAAAGAAAATGCTCAATGAGTTAATTGCCTTTATTGATCTTCTAATTGCTAGTCCTTCCCTAAGACAACAGGTATCTTCTAAACAAGAAGGTAGAGGTTCATTATCAGATAGATCAGTAATCAATGTCCAGATTGTAGATCTTATTTCTAAAACAGGTGTTCAAAGTGTTCTACAATCATGGTGTGAGTATGTAGTAGAAACAAGAAGCCTAAACACTGATTGCTTAAAGTCTACAAAAGAAACAAACAAACTACATGTATTGCATAACGTATTAGATACTCACACTGATTGGTTAGCTGATACTGAATTGTGGACTGATTACTACAATGAGGTTAAAGAACCATGGACAACATTAAGACGTATCATTTATGGTGAAAGAAAACCACCTGAAGCAGTCAAATGCCCTGTACAAGATTGTGTTGGTACATTAAGATTAGAACCTAATGGTGATGTCCATTGTCTACATGATAAGACACATCAATGGGCATATGAGCAGTGGTCAAGGTTGGCCAAACTCATGGTAGAAACCTCTGTACAATCACAGTGATGTAATTTATAATAGGAATCACCGAACTACAGCTATCTAAAAAATCGGACGCTAATGAATAAACCATGCTTAGATTGTGGTGTGTTAGCAGATAAACCAAGATGTCCTATCTGCAATAAGAAGTATCAGAAGTTTAAAGCAACCTCTCGTCCTTCACGTGCTGATAGGGGTTACGATGCAAATTGGAAAAGGTTATCAAAACAACTAAGACTATTGCAACCTTATTGTTCTATTTGTAAAGCAACCAACGATTTAACTGTGGATCACATAATCCCGTTATCGAGTGGTGGTCTCACAGTTGAATCCAATCTTCAAGTCCTATGTAGACGATGCAACAGCAGCAAAGGTACTTCCAGTCCTGAATAACAATTTGTTATACTAAATTCCATAGAGGGCCAACGGGTGGTATGGTATGGCCTAAAAGTACATGCAAAAAGTGCGCTGGATACCCCGCATCCATGGGAGCGTGCAAAGTATCAAAATTATTGATTTGACCAAACTGGAGGAATTTGATGACCGCGGGTCGTCCACGCAAACCTATCGAGCAGAAGCGCAAAACAGGCCGAACTCCTACAACGGATTCAGGTGGTCGCAAACTTCCTGATGTTCAGAAGATCACTGTCTTGCCGATGGCCGATGGTATTCCGACTCCTCCTATGGATCTTGGCTTAGAAGGTAGAGAGCTTTGGGGAAAAGCATGGGATCGTGCAATCACTTGGCTTTCTCCTGTAAGTGATTTAACACAAGTCCATCATGCATGTCGAGTAGCAGATGATCTTAATTTGGCAAGAACAGTTTACAATACGACACGTGACTCACAAGACGGGCGGCTTGTGGTTGCATTAAGTAAATCGTTTCATGAGGCTCTTGCCTCGTTGGGATTTACACCAACATCTCGCTCGCAATTAGGCGTAGCGGAGGTTAAGCGTGTCACAGCTCTCGAACAACTTATTGCTACCAAACGAGCCAAGTAATTCTTGGCCTCCTAAGTGGCTTACACCTGTTTCTGAAGAAGATCAATTAAGAGGCGACGGTCCTGTCTATAAACAGTTTGCCGAAACAGTATGTCGCGTTACTAAAGATTCATTAGGCGGACAAGCTGGAGAGTTAATTCGTTTTCGCAGTTGGCAAGAGAACCTTCTTAACCATGCTTTAGCAAGAAAAGAAAACGGTAGATTTAAGCATCGCATTGCCTTAATTGGTATGGCACGTAAAAATGGTAAGTCTGCTCTTGGTGCTTCTGTTGGTCTAGCAGGTTTAACGCTAGGTGGACAAGGTTCTGAGATCTATTCATGCGCAGCAGATAGAGATCAAGCACGAATTGTGTTTGGTACTGCTAAGCGAATGGTTGAATTAGACGAAGAACTGTCTAAGATGTTTACTCTTTACCGCGATGCAATTGAATATAAAGATACAGGTTCTGTCTATAAAGTCCTCTCGGCAGAGGCTTACACAAAAGAAGGTCTCAATCCGTCACCTCTTGTGATCTTCGATGAAGTTCATGCGCAGCCAAATCGTGAACTTTGGGATGTAATGTCTCTTGCCGGAGGCGCAAGATCTGATTCTTTGTTGTTTGGTATTACTACGGCCGGTGTAAAAACTCAGACTGATGGCCAAGATTCTTTATGTTATTCGCTTTATCAATACGGACAACAGCTAGTTAAAAAAGAATTAGAGGATCCGTCATTCTTCTTTGCTTGGTGGGAACCAAAGAATGTTGAGGCAGATCATCGAGAACGATTTATGTGGGAAGAATCAAACCCAGGTTTTAACGACATTGTCGACTCTGAAGATTTTGAGTCTTCGGTGCTTAGAACACCAGAAGCAGAATTTCGAACTAAGCGAACTAACTGCTTTGTTTCAACAGCTACTGCTTGGCTCCCTACCGGAAGCTGGGACGCATTGGTTGACAAGGACAGAGTGCCAATGCAAGGTGAAGACGTCATTCTCGCATTCGACGGAGCCTTTTCTAACGACTCTACAGCACTAATTGCGTGGCTTGTAGGTTCTGAAAAACCACATTTAATGGTTGTAGGACTATGGGAAAGACCACTTGATGCTGATCAAGCGTGGCACGTGCCTGTTGCAGAGGTTGAAAAGACCATTATAGACACTTGCAGAGACGGTAGATTTAACGTAAAAGAGATTGTTTTTGATCCTGCACGATGGAATAGAACCTTCATGGTACTAGATGAAGATGGTTTACCGTGTGTTTCTTATCCAAACTCAGCAGAACGTATGGTTCCTGCTACACAAAAGTTCTATGAAGCTGTAGTCAATCAGTCATTTACACATGATGGTGATGAACGTCTTGCACGACATGTGGCTAACTGTGTGACAAAACAATCATCACGTGGAGTCATGGTTGCTAAGGCTTCATCTAGAAGAAAAGTAGATGCTGCTGTTGCTTCCATTTTTGGTTATGACCGAGCAACACAACCTCCTGCACCTAAAGAACCAGTTGCAAAATATTTCTCAATACAAGTATGAGGAGCATCATGAAAAAACTTGACTTTGCTTTATTAACAGAATTGGCAGGAGTAATTCTTGTCGCCATCGGGGTCGCTATGTTCTCAGTTCCTCTTGCCTTTGTAACGGTAGGCGGATTTCTTATTTGGGCTACAGAAAAGGCTAATTGATGACCGCTGGTATCTACAATACAACCATAGATCAAGGTTCTGTGTGGTCAGTTGTACTCGTTTACACTGATTCTAATAACACACCTGTCAATTTAACAGGCTATACAGCATCAATGCAGCTACGCCAGAACTATAATTCTACAACTGCAGACCTAACTTTGACTACAGCAAATGGTGGAATCACTATTGTTGGTGCTACAGGAACTATTACAATCAATGCAACAGCTACTCAAACAGGTTTGCTTGAATCAGGTTTTTATGTTTATGATCTTGAATTAACATCAGGTTCAAACATTTCTCGTTTAATCCAAGGTCAATTAACAGTTGCAGAGCAGGTGACAAGATAATGGCAGCTAATAAAGTCACCGTCAATGAAACTAATAACACAGTTGAGATTTCAGCTCCTGGTCCTCAAGGTGCGCAAGGACCGACCGGTCCTACTGGTTCAACTGGTCCTACTGGTTCAACTGGTCCTACAGGTTCTACCGGACCAGTCGGAGCAACTGGACCAACTGGACCGACTGGAAATACAGGACCAACTGGACCAACAGGATCTACCGGCCCAATTGGTGCAACCGGACCAGTTGGAGCAACTGGACCTACAGGATCTACTGGCGCAACAGGACCTCAAGGAATTCAAGGAGACACAGGATCAACTGGACCAACTGGTCCTATCGGAGCAACAGGACCAACTGGTTTAACTGGTGCAACCGGATCTACAGGATCAACTGGACCGGTCGGTGCAACAGGACCTCAAGGTATTCAAGGTGTTCAGGGAATCCAAGGCGAAACTGGTGCAACTGGTCCGCAAGGTGAAACTGGTGCGACAGGACCAACTGGTGCAACTGGAGCAGCATCAACGGTTGCAGGACCAACAGGACCAACTGGACCTGCGGGAGCGACAGGACCTACAGGACCACAAGGTGAAGCATCAACAGTTCCAGGTCCAACTGGAGCAAGCGGACCTGCTGGTGCAACAGGTCCATCAGGACCTCAAGGAATTCAAGGACCAACCGGAGCAACAGGACCTCAAGGTTCTGCAGGTGCAAATGGTGGTTCTACAAGTTTATTTGATTTTTCAGCAGATACAACTGCAACATCTGGAGATCCTGGTGCAGGAGATATTCGCTGGAACAATGCAACTCAGATAAATGCAACTACGCTTTTAATAGATCATTTAGATGTTAATGGAAATGACATTGATGTCTTTATAGCTCTACTAAAAACAGATGATTTTATTATTATTCAAGATCGAGATGTTCATACTAATTTCCAGAAGTTTAAGTTAACAGCAACTGCAACTATTTTAGGTGGATATAGCAGCGTCCCAGTTGTACTTGATTCTTCAGGTGGTACTGGAACAACTAACTTTTTTAACACACAATCGCTTGCATTACTTCTTATCAATGTAGGTTTAACTGGCGCAACTGGCCCAATTGGACCGACAGGTCCTACAGGAGCAACAGGTCCATCTGGTCCTGCAGGTGCAACCGGATCAACTGGTCCTCAAGGCGATATTGGTCCGACTGGTTCTACTGGTTCGACTGGTCCTATCGGTGCAACTGGACCGCAAGGAGAAGTTGGAGCAACAGGTCCTACTGGTCCTCAAGGATCAACAGGTCCACAAGGTCCTACTGGAGCAACTGGTCCACAAGGAATTCAAGGCATACAAGGTATTCAAGGAATCCAAGGTGAAACCGGATCAACCGGAGCTACCGGTCCTCAAGGTCCAACTGGTCCTCAAGGCGATATCGGTCCAACCGGTCCAGTCGGTGCAACTGGCCCACAAGGTATCCAAGGAAATGTTGGTGCGACTGGTCCTACCGGACCAATCGGAGCAACCGGTCCTGAAGGTCCAACAGGTCCTATTGGCGCAACAGGATCTACAGGTCCGCAAGGAGAAGTCGGTCCTAGCGGAGCGACAGGTCCATCAGGAGCAACTGGAGCAACAGGTCCTAGCGGATCAACAGGTCCGACCGGTGCAACTGGTCCACAAGGTGGAGACAATCCAATTGTTGACTATATCGATGGCGGTGCAAACGCTTCTGGTATTACCGGAGACGTGATCTACAATGCGGGGTTGTCTAATGCAAATACTTGGACTTATACAATCGACGCAGGTGCGTCAGTAACAACCTTCTAACAAAGAGAGAAAGAAGCCACTATGACAGCAAGACTCCAAAATCGCCGAGATACGGCAGCAAATTGGACATCTAATAATCCAACACTTGCGCAAGGTGAAATCGGTTATGAAACCGACACAACTAAGTTTAAGATTGGTGATGGCGCAACTGCGTGGAACTCTCTTGCTTATGCTTATGCCGCTGGAGCAACAGGTCCTGTAGGAGCAACTGGCCCAGTCGGACCGACTGGTCCAACCGGAGCAACTGGAGTTGAAGGTCCAACAGGCGCAACAGGTCCAGTCGGTGCAACCGGACCTACTGGATCCACAGGTCCGACCGGAGCAACTGGACCAACAGGTCCAGGCCTTTTAGTTGGTTTTAGTCCACAAACTGGCAATTATACACTTGCAATCGGAGATCTAAACGAACTCGTCACAGTTAATGCGGCTGCCACTATTACAGTGCCGCCTTCTGTTTACGCTGCTAACGACCAAATCCATGTGCAACAGACTGGCACTGGCCAACTTACATTTGCACAGGGTGCAGGTGTCACAATCACCTCAACTGGCGCAACAACGTCGGCTCCAAAAACAAGAGCTCAATACTCAGCTTGTACCGTAATTTGCACCGCCTCAAATACATTCACT